CGGGGCAAAAGCCCCGACCCTGTTTCCGATGGTTGCTACGACAGACCGCCGAGACGCGCGAAGGCGTTGCGTCGGTTGGTAGCGAGCTGAATCCGGTAAGTGAGCTTTGCGCCGTAGGCATCGGTGCCCTGCACCCACGACAAAATCTCACCACCTGTCAGTTTGTTTTGCCAATATGGCTTCTCCGTGGCAACGATGAAAAGATTTTTCATCTTGCCTACGTAGAGGTCCTCATCGGGGCAATCTGCGTGCGCCTCGATGGAGAGACCGTGCCACTTGGCCACGTCGTCGGCACCAGCGTTGATCTGGGCGTCGGACTGATAGCGAACCTGCGACTGAAGCAGCTCGTAGAACTTCCGCTGCTGCTTCAGGCCGGTCAGCACGAAGTCGGGATCATCTCCCGCCTTCTGGCGAACTGCCTGCTGCTGCTGAAGGATCAGCGTCAACGAAAGGGCCTGCGAAGTCGTATCGAGGTTCGCTGCCTTCCATACCGGCTGTGTGGCCGGGTCGAGTGATCCCAGAACGGCTGAGTCGGAAACGATGTTCCGCAAACCGTTCATTTCGTAGGAGGTCGAGCCGCTACGCGATCCCTTGTTGGATACGTAGTGAGTCGTGCCTTCCGTGGTGATGTTGCCGGTATCGACCGTGAACGCAACGTTGCTCTCGTCAACAGCGGTAACAGTTCCGCCGTTCACGATCGTTGCTGGGCTCGAGGTGGTTCCAACATCTACCTGCTGACCAACGAAAATCCAGCCACGCTTGATCGCGTTTCCGCCGGAGGTTGCGTTGAGGTCAACTGCGTTCGATGAGCTCGCCTTGCATTGCGCAATGAACGAGTCACCATTGCCGAAAAGCTGACGGGTCAACTGCCTGCGAAGGTCAGTCAGCGCGCCGCTGATTTCGGTGTCGAGAGCGTTCGCAACGGAGAGAGCATCGCCCTCGGTTCCGTCGATTACGCTTCCCTGAAGGGCGATCTGCTGGTGGTGGTTTGTGTAATTCCACTCGGCCTTGCTGATGCCCTGATTTCCTGCTGTGTTGAGGTTGCCGCCCGTGCTGGGCAGGACGGTGTAGCCGCCGTTTCGGGAAACGTGCAGCGGCGTCCTTGCAACCTCACCGACCTTGAAGCGGGTCGTGCGCTCGATCTTGTCGAGGAACGGAGTGCCGGTGTAGAGCTGCTCCTCGAGGCGATCGGACGTGTAAATCCGCTTCAGGGCGTCGTTGTATGCGCTTAGTGTTGCTGGCATTTACAACGCTCCTTCGTGAGTTACGACGATCCTAGTCCTGCGACAGGTTTGCTTCCGCAATGCGGGCAAGAGCCTGAACGCGCTCCTCAGGATCGTCTAGGTTGATTTTCTTGTCCCCGGGAGCTCCCAGCGGTGCAAGAGGAGCCTGCTTCTTGGAGGCAACGTATCTCTCACGAGCGGAAGTAGCAATGTTGTTTAGCATTGCGTAGGCGGCTTGGACGTTTGGCGTCTCACCGTCGGCAAGCTGAGCCTGCGCGTGGGAGAGAATAAATGCCTGTTCGTCGTCTGTGAGCTGACGCTTTTCGCGCTGCTCGAGGCCGTCTATATCTCGTGCAAGGTTGTCGAGGAAAGCTTCCTCGGCCTGCATTATGACCTTTTCCTGCTCCTGTTCCGCGAGGTATGCCTTGATCTGTCGGATTTCGTCCTCTGGATCAACATATTCGTCCTCGTTGGATGAGAGTGCGTCGTCTCCCTCGTCAAGCTCCAAACCAAGCGCCCTGAGGGCCTCGGCCTGCGTGAGGGGATTTTGCAGAGAGCTAATCAAGGACTGAGCCTGTTCGGCTTCTCTGCGCTGCTCCGCGATCTCCTGAGTCTTGCGTGTGTAGTCGGCGCGCATTGAATCGTAAGCGCCGCGCAATTCCTCGGGGATTTCATCGGGGTTGAAAGAGTCTGAGAAAAACTCTTTCGGGGTTTCGGCTTGTCCCTCTCCAAATGAGTCGGGGGCCTGCTCGAGAACTTCTGGCTTGTCCTCTCCTAGAGGGGCCTGCTGTTCGTCTGCCACTTCACTTCTCCTTCTACGGGGTCGCCGCCTTATCGGCCTTGTGCCGGGGCTAAGACTTGTCCGTGGTTATTGGGGTGCTGCTTCACCACCAGCACCGGGCAGAGAGGGGAGCGGTGAAGCCTGCTGCGGCTTCGCTGCGTTGAACATCCCCTGATCCTGTGCCTGCTGCTGTTGGAGCTGGGCGGCGCGCTGCGCTTCTGCCGCCTCAAGACTTAGAAGGGCTTGGTAATACTCGTTAGCCCCTGATCGTGCTTCCGGTGGGAGTGATTCGTAGTCGGACGTTTTCATCCAATCCTCAAACACCGTCTTGTGAACACGAATGTTGTCGAATGGACGTGGCATCCAACCGGGCGCCTCAGAAATAGGCTGCCCGGTATTGAGGTCCATTGGAGGCTGACCCGTTACGGGATCGACGCCTTCCCCCGGGAATAGCGGGCGCGGGGGCTCGAGAATGAAACTGCCGTCCTTGATCTTTTGGATCACTTGATTGGCCCGAGCAACGTCGAGCTCGTATCCCTCGACCAACTTTTCAGCGGTGCCGGAGTTGATTGCACTCATTGCCGCTTCCGGCGTGATCCAACCAAGCTGCGCAAAGTTCATAATGCGCTGCTCGATTGCGGCCTTAGTGCGCGGCTCGAGAGAGCCCGGCAGGACTGTAATATCGACCTGAGAGCGAAGCTGAGCGCCGGTAAAGTCCTTGAGAATCTCGGGACCAAACCTGCCGCGCACCTTGAGGAGCCGTTCCTCTGTGTAGTGCTTCTGCACGAGGTAGAGGCAATGCCGCATAAGTCGGCTGTGAAACTCGGCAAGGTTGGCGATAAAGGACTGCTTGCGTCCGGTGTCCCGTTCGATAAGGGCTTGGATGCCTCGAGCGGATTCAACATTGCTGGGAATATCGTTTTGCGCGGCGATGCGCGCCATATCCCCTTCCGCCTGAGACTTGGTTGTAAACAGCTCTGGCGGAACCGGCGGAACCGGGCGCCAAGTGATCTGACCGGAGCCAACGGCGTGATACACCTGACCGGGCTCGTCGGTCAAACGCTGCTTGAACTCACCGTTTTGGATAATCACCTGAGGGTTGAGCGCAAGCGCAATCCACTCGATTGTCTTGTTGACAGAGTTGTTGATTGCCCGCTGTGAGTCGAGCAAGTGGCGAACAAGGCCCTGATCGCGGTCTGAGTCTGGGTCTTTTGCGTAAGAAAGCTTGTGAAGCACCGGCTCGTCAATGACCTCTCCGCCGCCGTCGGTGCACGGGTAGGCGCGCTCGGGGACCACTACACGGTTGTTGGCAATGGTCAGCCAGCGCCCCTGCGGATACTGCGGAGACGGGCGCTCGAGGTAGTCCGTGACCATTACCAGCTTGATGTTTTGCGCAACCTTACGATTGGCAATATCCGAGCTGAAAGCGTCGGGCGTGATCTTGCCGCCGACAAACCCCGGCACCTGCTGGATCGACTCAATATCTCGAGCCTGCTCGATTGCGTGCCAACGGGATTCCTCAAAGTTGAGCCCCGGCTCCCAATAAACCTCGTTGGGACCAAGCACTCGAATCTTGACCTCGCCCTGCCCGATGCTTGTGCCGTCCTCGAGCTGGATGTAGGGGCCAACGGTCGTATCAAAATACGGCCACACAAAGCCTTCGTCTGCGATAACCGCGTAGCGCACGGCTGATTCGGTTGCGGATCGGATGCCCCACTTGTCGTAGCCGTAAAGGGCCACCTTTTCGGCAAGGCGAGCCGCACCTATATCTTCGGGATCGGTTGTCGAGGGTGACACTTCGTAGGAGGGGACGCGCGAGGTCGAGGCCGAAACCTCTCTCTCCACCACGTCAAAAATCAGGTTTCTAGTTGTGCGGGCACGGTGAGGCGGCTTGCCGGAGCGATCGAGGTAATTGGTAATCGTGGACTGCGCAACAAGCTGATTCTTTTCGTTTGTGTAGCGGTATTGGTCTGACCGCCAAAACGCAAGGCACTCGTTTCGCTTCGCAGCTCCGTCCTTCATTCGAGCGCGGCCACGGTCCATTCTCTCTTGAATGGACTTAGGGACCTTGATCGGCTGATTTATGAGCTGGTTTATCTGATCGGTGACTGCCAACTTACTCTGCGGTTTCCTTTCCGTGATCCCTCTCGATTAGTCGTGAATCCTCGACGGCTCCCCAATACTCGTCGTCGTTGTCAAACCCGATGGAGTTAGGCGCCTCGCCCACTTCGGGGAGCGGCAATATTTCCGGCGCCTGTATGCGATTTGCAAGCTCGCGGCGCTCCTCTGACGCCTTATCGGCATAGGTGAGTAGCGCGGTCTCAAAGAGGCGGATGGTTGTCTCGAGGTGATTCTGTGAACGCCTCAGTAAATAGGCGAAGCAAACGATCGCAAGCGACGCAACAGCTACGCCGATAATCACGCAGCTACTCCGTCAGCAAGCTCCTCAAGCTCCTTGATCGCAGCATCGGCTTTGCCAAGCACTTCAACCTTTTTGGTGAGCTCCTTGACCTTAGCCTTGAGATCCTCGACCTCTGCGGCGGGAACCATCCCCAGCAGCTCACGGGCCATCTGCTCCACGATTGGAACGTGCAGGTAGATGTATGGGTCGATGTTGGCGCAATAGGTTCCCGTGTCAATGAACGGGCCGTCAATATCACCGGTCAGGGCGCACTTGGCGGGGGGCATTGTTGCCTTTTCTACGATCTTCACGAATACTCTCCTAGCGGCCCCGGCTCTGGGGGCATCGGTCTTTCGGTTGTGTAAGCGGGCTGATAAACAAAGCTTGCCGCTCGCCGGTGCGGTTTGGGATCAACGGGAGCTACGTAGGTGCGCTCCATTGCGACGTATCGAGTTGCGTCGAGAAGGTGGTCTCGAGTCTTTACGACCGAAATACGCCCGTCGGATGTGTCGTCAAAGCGGTAGCCACGGCGCTCCCATAGCCACTTTTCACACTTGGGCGAAACAATGATTCCGGTAGGTTCGGACTGTAAACGCCTTTTGATCTCGAATATCCCTGCCTCGAGTTCGTTCTGTCCCGGGACCGTGGTGAGCCCTGCGCGCTGAAAAGCGGCTTCAACGTTATCGGCGTTGACTAGCGATCGGTTGCGAGCGGAGGGGTCAATCACGTAGTAGTGGGGGTCGATGCCCCAAAGCCTGTTGCGGCCCTTGATAGCCACGGCTACGTTTTCTGGAATCGCATCTGACTCGTGCAGATAAAGCTCGTCAAAAATAAGCATTGTGTTGTCTTTGTCAAATCCTGCGAACACAACCGCTGTCGTGCGAATACCGGGGTCAATGCCGACAATCGTGGTCAAGTTGCGCACGTGCTCGATGGACGGTTCCTTGTTGGCAACGTGCCGATCAAGGTCAAACTCCTCATAGACAAGGCCCTTGAAATGCGTAAAGTCACCGGACTTACGGGCCTGCCTGATCTTGTCGGGCAGGTTTGCCAAGAACGCTTGCTTACCCTCCTCGGAAATGTGAGGGTTGTCGTCCATATCTGCGCGCACAACGCTTAGATCGCTGTCGCGCCATACGTCCTTGGAAACTTCTGGACCTCGAGCCTCCCAGAGCTGGTCAAAGGTCCAAGAAAGTCCTAGTAGCGGGGTGAAAGTAAACATCTCGTCGCCGTTGTAATCGACCAACCGGCCCTGACACTCGATCCGAATTGACTCGCCCTTTTCTCCGGGCGGCTCCTCGTCGTAGTGGATGCGGTGCCGCGCGGTGCCTCCAAACTTGTCGAGGTCCTGCTCGTAGGTCATCGCTTCAATAAATGAACCGTTGGCAAAAGACAGGATGCGATTTTGTTTGTCCCAAGCCTTTTCCCACGTGCCGCCTTGAAGTTGATCGGTGGGGACCCACTTGCGCACAGCCTCGAGCACGGCTGCCATCGTTCGAGTGAAGTCGGGAGTAACTATTCGACAGTAGAACGGCGGCTCCCATTTCTTGAATTGCTGAAGGCGCTCTGGGATCACGTCGCGGTCGAGGGCCTGAATCAGGTTGTCCGCTACTCCTGCGGTGGTTTTGCCGGACCTGTTGCCCCCGACGAATACTTTGACCTTTTGTTGCGACTCGTGAAAGGCGGTTTGTTTGCCGTGAGGAAAATATCCTTGCAACGGGTTTTGGTCGAGAAGCTCAACGGCCTCGTCAAGGAGGCGTTTGGTTTCTTCCGTCACCTCACCTGATTTGACGACAATCTTGGGAGTCACGATCTCCCCCCGGCGTGACGCATCGAGGCATTTGCGGAGTGAGGATTTATGCCAGCGTGGTCAGCAGCCGGGGGAAGCATTTACAAAAGGGGCGGGCCACCGGGGCCAGCCAAGTCTTTGAGGTCAACCGACGGCAGCTCGCCGTAGTCGGTTCGGTTGCGGCGCTTGCGCCGAAGCTGTTGCAATGCCTTTAGGCGGCTCTGTGCAAGCTGCTGCGGGCTCAGGGCCTTGCCGCTAACGGTTCCACCGCTTTCGCCCCCGCTGACGCCGCTAGAGCCCGGTGAAGTGCCCCATTGCGCCCCGAGGTGAATGTGCGGGCCGGTGCCGTGCGGCGCGGTAAGAAACTGAATCTGATAGCCGCGCACCACGCCTTCGTAATTTTGTCCGAGCTTGAAGCCCTTGGGAATATCCGCTCCCATCTTGCGCAGCTTGCGCACCACTCGAGTAACCGTTTGCTGAGAGTAAGCGGGCTCGTTTTCAGACGCGCTTGCCCCAGCGGAACCAATATCTTGCGCGTAGGCATTTGGATTGCTGGGGTCGTGCATACCTCCGGCGGCGTGCCCCGGCTCTTTGTCGCCCTTGACCGGAGCGCCAAGAAGCATCCGCACCATTGCCCGTGATCCCGAGTAAGGACCGGCCAAGGGTCGAACGCCCTTTGGCTTCGGGGGACGAAGGCCCATATCGCGCAAATTGCTCTTAGCTTCACGAATATCGCTGCGGGCGCTACGTGCCTTGGGTGAGCGATTCTTGAGACTGTTTAGCAAGCTCTTTGCCTCAGGGCGACGCTCATCGTAGCGATCGGGAAATGCCGATCGTTGAACCGATTGAGCAAGCTGGCCTGCGGTTACACCCCGCCCACGGCCTGCGGCAGCCGTTTCGCTGAAATAACGAGCTGCGGCTGCGGGAACGTTTGTGCGCTCGGCTACCGATCCGTAAGTGTCAATTTCTTGACGCCAACCGGCAGACGTGCCATCCCCGCCGGTGGGATTGGTCAGGCTGGCCTCAACAAGGCCGGTTTCTACGGCGGAGAGAATCTCCTTAGGGGTAGCGCCCACTTTCTTGCCGGTAGTAACGATCGTTGTAAGCACCTTCGCCTGCTCTGCGGTTAGGCCGGTAGGAACGCCAACGCCCATCTTTTCAAGCGTTCTGCGGGCCCTGCGGATTGAAGCAAGCTCGTTTTGAGCTTGATTGCGAAAACCGGAAGCCATACCTGACAGACGCGGAGCAGGACGGTTTTTCATAACCGATACTCGAGCGGAGCCAAGAGAAGCACCACGGTTAGTCTTCTTTTTGACGCGCTTTCTTTCTGGCTTAGAAAATCCGTATAGCGGCCCGGGCATCAGATACCTAACTTCCTGAGGAAGCCTTGAGCCTCGTTATAGATCGGCCTTACAATCGAAAGCGGCAGCGGGCGCACGGCTTTATCTCCTAGGTAGCGAGTCAACA